ACACAGACCCGCGCCCACTGGAACAGCGGCAACTGCAACAGCGGCAACAGGAACAGCGGCAACTGGAACAGCGGCGACTGGAACACTACATCCTTTTCCAATGGCTGTTTCAATACGGTATCGCCCAAAATCTATATGTTCAACAAGCCTACTGACTGGACGTTTGAGCAGTGGTTTAACTGCCGTGCCCGTCGTTTGCTGAACGAGATTGACGATTGCCCGCTTGAATACGTCTATCTGTCTGATATGACCGATGAGGAAAAGGCGGCGCACCCTGAAGCTGAAACGACTGGCGGTTATCTGAAGGAACGCACCATGGCGGACAACGCCCGGAAGTGGTGGGAGGGGCTTAGTGCCGATGATCGAAACGTTATACTCAGTTTGCCGAACTTCGACGCGGCGATTTTCAAGGAAATCACGGGGATTGACGTAAGCAACGGCTGATACACTTCAAGAGCTGCGCTATCTGGCTATACGGGCGTGCGGAAGTGGGCAACCGTTCCGGCAAGTTACCAGCAAGTTACCGGCAAGTTAAAATCAAAAAGCGTGAGGGGGTGAATTATGGCAGAGAAAAAACGCAGCAGTTTTATTCTGCTGCTGGAACACATCCATACGATGGAAGAACTGACCGATGAGGAATTTGGCCAATTTGTCCGCGCCTATGCAGCGTATGTGGAAACCGGAGCAGACCCGGAGTTTTCAGACCGTTCCATGCGGATGATGTGGAAAACCGTGAAAGCGTTCGACAAGATGAACACGCAGAAATACTCTAGCACATCGGAAGCACGCTCAGAAGCCGGAAAACGTGGAATGAAAAGTCGATGGGGCGCAAAATCAGAAGATAGCAAAGAGAAAAAGGTTATAACAAACGATAACAAAAATAGCAAATGTTATTTTGTTAATAACAAAAATAACTTATCTGTATCTGATTCTGTATCTGATTCTGTATCTGTTATACCACCTATCGGTGGTATAGAAAGAGACGTTCCCGCTGCCGTGGACATGGAACTGTCAAAAATCGTCCAGCATTATCAGCAAACCATCGGAGACTTCCCACGTTCTGCTCTGGATAAGCTGCAAAAGTGGCGGCAGGAGTATAGCACAGAAATGATCCTGCTGGCCATCGACAAAGCCGCAGAAGCTGGGAAGAGGTCATGGAACTACATAAACGGCATTCTTTCCGGGTGGCAGCGGGATGGCATTCAAACGCCGGTGGACGTTTTGGCAAACGAACAAAGCCGACAAGCCAGACCGCGAGGCAAGCAACCAACCGAAACCGTAGACGACCAGCTTGCCCGGGTACTGGCAAAAATGGATCGAGAAAGAGGGTTTGAGACATGACACGGGAGGACGTGGCAAAGCTGATCCGAATGAATTTCACGCTGTATAAGCTTGGTGCAAAGCCTCTGACCGACGAGGAGATGGAAACCACCATTGACGTGTGGGCTTACCAGTTTGGCGATTATGACGGCGATACTGTCAAGAGGGCTTTTCTGGCTGCAAACCGGGTGTGCGTCTACCCTATCACGGTAGCTGACATCTTTAAGCAGCTTTCCCAGAGCCTTGACCCTTCTGCCGAGTGGGATGCTCTGGCCGCTGCTGCGCATAAAGCACAGACGTTTTTGAGCTGGCGCAAGTTCCCTATGGTCATTGGCA